TACCTCTCCAACTATTCATCACATAGAGTACACCCATAAAATCAATAGGATGGTCTGGAAATAAACCTTCCCATAGATTCTTATAAGCAGTAACCTGATATTTATGATTAGCGAACTTGTTGGATAATGTAGAACTATTTCTAAGGGTCTTAATATCAAGCAGTATTCTACCTGACATCCCTTCCTTTAAGTCTGTACATTTAGCCTCAGCAGGAGTTAGGTTATCTTCAACCTTTATCCTAGCTACCATATCAAGTGTCCCTGTGTAATCCCTCCTCGGATCAAATAAAGGAACTTCATTACCCTCTATCTGTATTGTATGGTCTACAAAGAACTGATTACCAGACTCCATAAACTTTATCATAGGATTTGTCCACTCTCTTACTTCCTGCTTATCAGGGTCGAAGTATGGTTGGCTAAAATCAATATCAACACCCATTGTTAATTGCTCTAAGCATAGATGTATCTGTGTACCTTCAGTTGCAGCTTTATTAGCATAAGCCATTGCATCCTCATAACTAGGGTAAGATGCTAACCACTTATCAAAGCCAATACCCTTAGCCATGATTTGCTGAATAGTAGTAACACTAGGTAAGTGCTGACGACTTTCTTTCGTCCACTCCTGAGTCTTAAAATTCTCTTCTAAGTAGCTAAGGAGAGGTGTGTATGCTCTTCCAAATGGAAAATCAACTCTCTCGATAGGTGTAAGAGACTGAATGTTGGGGGGTTGATATGCTTGTTTTTTCTTTGTTGAACTTGCTCTTGGCATAATTGTCCTCTTTTCTTATTGTTTTGTAATGCACAATCCTTCCATTGTGCTTTTCAATTAGAACCTTTAGTTCTTCTTGAAAATCTTTTCTATTATCGTTATCAAATAGAATAGTAAAACTTGGTCTACTCATTATCTAATAACCTTACTTGTGTATCAGGTGCGATACGCTGATTGAACGCTCTTCTTACTTCCTTATTGCCTTCCCAATCTGTTTCCTCATAAGAGTCCCATCTTACAAGAATACTACCACTGCCAATATCTAAGATATGGCCCGTTCTCTTACCACATCTAAAATGATCGTTCTCTACTAATTCATTGATTGAAGTCGTACTGCCCACTTGAGGTCTTATATGCGAGGAGGCATTGGAGTTCATAGGGTAAGGCATAATCACGGAGTCCTTACTCTACTGTGGGCAGTAGTTCTTTCAGTAACAAATCTTTGAAACTCAGACTTGCTAATTAATTTTTTCTTATGTGATAAGTTTAATACACTGATCTCACCAGACTTTATCCAATTAGATATAGTTCTGTTAGAACTTCTTAGTAGTTCAGCTACCTCATTTATTGTGTAAAACTCGTTATCCATACCCGTATATTAGTGGTAAATAATGGTAAGAACAAGAAAATAATGTAAAATATTATAAAATTAAGTCTTTATACTGCTCAATATACTCTTCTTCAGATGCTTTACCTTGTGCAGAGTTATAATACTTCTTATAATAATGTGCTTGTCCTTCTAGGTCTTGAGGTACTTTTTTTGGTACTCGCCAATATTTAAGTCTACAGTGCATGATACCATAGGCAATGTTAGATTCCAACATATCACCTATTTCATCATCACTTGTTCCTATCATAGTAAACTTAAGGGGAACCATAGCAGCCGAAGCACACATTCTCGCCTTCGACTGCCTGTACTTGAGGTACGATTTAATATTGTCCTGAGCAGTCGCCACTTCAACCTGCCAGAAAGATTTAGCTATACCACTTCCAATCTGTCTGATATATCGATACTGAGATTCATATAAGCCAGTACCGAGTACGAGATCTTCAGCCTCTTCAGAGTACATACCCATGCGAGTAATCACTCTTTTAATTAACGACCTGTACTGTTGAGTCTGCTCAGGAATCATTACATAACCTTTTCGGTTGGTTCTTTTTTGACTTTAGGAGTCTTGCTGACATCCATTCCGTCACATACATAGTTCTTCTTCTTAGAAGATTTCTTTGATTTTTTACCGTAGTGCATACTAATATCCTTTCTTCTTTTTCTTTTTAGTTAAATTTCTTTTCAAAGCATTAAGAAGATTATATTTTTTCTTTTTCTTCTTCTTCATTAGAACTTCCAGACTAGTTTGCCAATAGCAACAATAACATCCATACATTCTTTGGCTATAGCTTGTTGCTCAGACTTTGATATTTTACCATCCTTTTTTGCATCATGGTACTTTTGAGCGACTTGCTTTACTTCAGTTACAAGAGGTTTATATTTAACTGCTACTAATGTCCCTGCTGCTCCTAATATGATAACAAGCATATACGCTGCATTACTTAAAGATAACCATTCCATTACTTTTTCTCCTTTATCATTTCTTTTACATTCATTAATTCTGTATGAATCACATCTAGTTTGTATTCAATTATTTCTTTGTCTGCTTTTAATTCAACCATCTTCTCTATGTGAGATATATCTGCCTTCATAAAACCAAAAGCCATTGCCATACTTCCTGCTAAAACAATAATAGTAATAATGTGTTCTAACGATATGGTCTTATTTAACTTCATGCCATCCTTACCTTTTTCGCAATAGACTTACTATACTTAGCGTATTGACTGCCCTTCTTACTTGCAGCTCTTTTCTTTCTATTAGTTGCTCTTTTCTGCGCATCAGTTAAACTGGTTCTAACAGACTTAGGTAAGTATCTACCTCTTTTAGACTTAGGCTTTTTCTTATCACCTTTACTAACATAGTCCCACTTCTGCTTTGACCATTTGGATAGCTTATTAGAAGAGCTTTTACTACCTCCGTATCTACCACCCATATCCTTATAATACTTCACTGCAAGTTGCATGGCCCTAGCTGAGTGCTTACCACCCATCTTAGCCTTAGCTCTAGCCTTTGCCCTTGCCCACTTTTTAGGATCTAATTTAGTTGCTGTAGCCATTACCACTTTACCTTATCTGCCCAGTAAGCAGCACTCATCTTACCTTTGGCTATATTTCTTCTATGTCTTGCTTTAAAACTTTTACGCTTCATCTTCATTCTAGTGGATTCACCTGCTTTAGGTTTACCTGCAGTAGATGCTCCCTGCTCTCCAAAACGAATTAGTTTTACCAGTGGGCCTTCTTTGGCCATTACAATATGAGACTTCTTTGGATGTCCTGGAGTCCTCTTTGGCTTATTGAAACCAGATATATTTAATCTCTTCATTGTAGCTCTTGCTCTTTTAACTCTTGATTCTGAAGCTGTCATTAGTTATCTCTTAACCTATCTAATTCTTTTTCTATGTAATCAATGCGCTGATTCTGCCTTATATCAGCAGGTATCTCTGCATCTTGATTCTCATACGCTTCATTCTCTATTCTTGTAATATGTTCTTCATTGATAGCTACCTGGTACTCTAAAAATGATATACGAGTATTTAATTGACCATAGCCATATACTAATGCACCAATAAATCCTACTGCTTGTATTATCATTGGTAGTGAAATACTTAAAGAGCTATTGTCTGATATTGGTTTAGTGTTTTCCATTTAATCTGCTTATTACACCTTTGATCTCTGATACTTGATTATCAAGGTCATTTATTTCTTTGGTAATATTATCAAATTTTCTATCGAGCTTATCATCTGATTGGTTCCATCTTCCTATTAGTTTAATGATCATGCCTTCCATATTCTCTAAGGTTTCAGATTGTCCTCTGTTCTCTGTCTTTAATGCCTGTAAAGCACCTGCTTGTTCATCTGCTCTTTGAGATTGCTTAAAGTATCCGTAAAAGAACGCTGCACATACAAGGCCCATTGCTCCATACTCAGCGTAATATCCCATAAATTCTTCCATTATATCTTCTTTATCATCTTTAATAGTTTTATATAATTCTTTAAATCTTTCATTATTTTCGTTTCTTTCTTTTTTTCCAACTCAGAGGATTTAGATTTAGCTCGGATTCGTACCACTTTAGTTGTTCCTGCATCTTTGCAATTTTAACTTCCTCTTCTGCTATATGTTTGGAAATAAGAGTTGCAATCTCTTCGTTAGCAAGTCCAATTCCTCGTTCAAGGTTTGTAATTCTTGTTTCAATACGATAGTATCCATAAATAAGACTAGCGATAAGAACAAGCATTTGACCAAGCCACTTAATGTTAATAGATATAACAGCGTTGTCATCGACCACAGCTCCACGATAGCTCCTTGCTGTCTTAGGTTTCTGCCCTTCACTCACTTTTCTTTCTTACATCTTCCCAGTTATGATGTCTATAGCAATAGTTCTCACCAACAAGTATTCCACCTTGTGTAGTAGTTCTTTGATACCAATGCTGTAAACTATCCTGGTCTGTTATCACCATAAAATCTATATACAAAGTATCTTCAGGTGATATAGACCTACTATTACCACTACAAGCACTAAGAATAAATATTGTAAAGATTATTACTACAACTGATATTACAGTAATGAGATCTTTTCTATCTTCACTCAATTTCTGATGTCCACTCAGTGCCAGATAAAGTAGTCATTATCTGCGCATGAGAGAGTTTAGTGTATGATGAAAATACACTTGGGTCGTTATCAGGGTCATTATCACAAGCAAACTTTAGTAGTGCCTTACTACTGTCACCTGTTTCTCCGTTGTTTAACCTAAGTGTTGCGATACTACTTTGTATAGCATTGTCTATTAATGGATTTGAACCATCATCTTCAGTGGCAGCATCAATATCAGCTTTTGGGACGACCATGTATGCACGGTTTACCCATCTTCCTGAATAATCATCTGTCCATCTACTTGTTATTTCTTCACTCATAATTAATTCCTTTAAGGTGTTGTTGTTGTTCTATTTGAATCTTGCTTTGCATACCCATTAGGTTCTGCGTTTGGTGAACTTGTTAAATCTCCTGCATCAGCATTTTGTGGAGTTCCATGATTTGAATTACCAGACCTATCGTATATAGTACTTATTGAATCAGATAATCCTGTTGAGGCATCTAAGGCACTCATTGCCCAATAACCTTTTAAGTTATCTGAGTAGCTATCAAGTATATTACCATGTCTACCTAAATTGTAGATTGCACTAACTTCTGTTGCTGAAAGTATTTTATTAAATACTGATACCTGTGATATTTTACCATTAAACAAATAGTTTGAACCCGCATTTCTTGCACCTATTATTGTTTCATCTACTAAACCCCAATGCGTATCAGCAGAGTTAGTATCACTTATACCATTAATATATATAGTTTCAGTTTGACCACTTGATTTAGTTACTACAAGATGATACCATTGTCCTGTAGATAATACTGATGTTATTTTTGTAGAAGATGTGTTACCATTATTTGCAGTTGCATATATTTTTCCACCTTTACCACTCAAAAACCCACAAGTCATTCCATCAGATATAGATTTGTCACTCATAGAAAATATTATATTATGTCCCGCAACGCTATCAGCATTAAACCAACAAGAAAATGTAAAATTGCCACTTGTATCTATATCTCCGCAGTCAATGTATTGGTCACCACCATCCAAGTCTATAAAGTTATACGCAGAGTTTACTCCTGTAGCAAGAAAGGATTGGTCTGGCAGAACTGAGGAATAGACTAAATCAGCAGAGTCTTGGTTGGTCATTGTGCCGACATTGCCATTTACCTCTTTAAGAGATATATTATCTACTGAACCACTAAAATTACCATCTAATGAAGTAATCCATATAGAAGTATTAGCACCATTTGGTTTAAAATAAACAACTTCATCTGTACCTGTAGTTGTAGTGTTATAATCTATTACTACTGTATCACCACTACCCATTGCAAGAAATCTTAAACTTCCTGTGTTTGTTTGTACTCTTCTAAAGGATAATTTATAAGTTGTACTTGTGTCTAATGCTGTAAAAGATGCACTTTCTAAATAACTTGTACCACTTTGAGCAGAAGAATCAGATGTAGCCACTCCACTACCAATAGTCCACCCTGTGCCTTTTATCCAACTACTATCAGAATCAAAACTTCCATTAGTAACTAACTCCACTCCAAGAACAGGCTCATTTACATCTATGATGGCAGGGTAAGTGTCACTTAGGTCTGCTGATTGGAGAACTTCTTTGAGTGAATAAGTAAATGTTGCAGTATAAGAACCACCATTACTTTTTGTATTAAGAGCAATTTGACTACCATTACCAATAAAATACATAGTTGCAGTAGATGAGGCATCAAAAGTAGGTAAATCACCAGAACCCGATAAATTAATATATGGATTAAATGTGCCTGTTATACTAATAGGTGTAAATACAATTTTGTACACACTTCCACTTGTAGTGTTAAAATTTAAATTAGGTCTATATGCTTGTCCACCTGTACTATCACTACTTACAGTACTTGTAATTCCATCTTTTGATGTTGTAACTCCCGACACTCCTCCATCATACCAAGAACCACCAGATGCTAATTCTGCACCCAACTCTTCTCCTGTACTCTCAAATGCCCCCATGTCATAACCTGCAACCATTTGCTGTACTATGTCATCTGATGCACCATTTGTGATCGTACCATCGTTTGAGTTAGAACTTGAATCTGCTATGGTAGGATATGCCTTACTTGCGTCTGAACCCATTCTCCATAGTCCTACTAACCCTGTATCAGCACTTGGATTATGAGTAATACCTTTAGAGTATTGAGCATAGATTTCTTCTGCGGATTTGGCTACATTGTAAAGAGAAACTGAACTTATAGAACCTTCCCAATAATTACCTGTTCTATCCCATCCTATACCTATATCATGTGAGTTAGATGCCCCACTTGTTGTAGTTCCCGATGCCCATGCTACTGCACTACCATTAATATATAATTGATAAGCACTTCCACTATAAACTAAAGCATAGTGAAACCAACTTCCTGCACTAATAACACCTGTTGCAGTTTGACCAACAGCACTTCCATTGTAGGTGTAAACAACACCATTTGCACCTACACTCAAATTATAATCAGTAACAGTACCACTTGCTTGTCTTTTTGAGATTATAGTTTTATAATTTGCTAACACATCTAATTTTGCCCACGCAGAAATAGTGTGTACATTTGTACCAAAACTTAATGCTGAGTTATTTGATATCTCTATTCTATCATTACTACTACTAAAATCCACTACAGAAAATCTGTTGTCTCTCATGGGAGTAAATCTGCTCTTTGCCATCTGTGAAATGGTTTGAGCATCGAGTGCTGTTTTGTAAAGACTCACATTGGATATTCCCCCACCAAATGCTCTATCTGCACTATCTCTTGCACCTATTGTAAATGATACATCATCGTTATCAAGAGTACCTGTTACAGATTCAGAAACATCTAATTTTCCATTTATATAGACTTTAACATTTGCACCATCATAACTCGAACAAATATGAGTCCAAACACCAACAGGACAAGCAGAGCCTACAGTTGAGGTATCAGATGTTCCGAGGTTTACACTACTAACATATCCGTTACTATTTGTAATTTCAATCCAATAATTTCTATTTGTACCATCATCTCTACCAAATAAAAATTGTGTTGCACTTGTAATAGCTGTTAGGTTTACCCAACCCATCAAAGTATAAGATGTTGTCATATCAAAAGATGTGTCATCTCCACAATTAACAAGAGTATTGCTACTGTCAAAATCAGTATAGAAGTCACTTCTGGCGATTGAGGCATCTTCTTCTGGTAGTACCTTATCCCCTGCTCTGAGCCATAGTTTTAGGTTGGCAGTTCTATCTGTAGCGTAAGTGGATGCTTTGGAGAAGTCTACAGGTTTAGAGGCAATCTTTGCAATATCTGAGGCACTTAAAACAGTATCCCAGATTGCTACCTCATCAATGAGTCCGTCAAAGTCATAATTACTTCCACCATCATTTCCAATAAGTGTTGAATCTGTACTTGAGGCATTAGTAAAAGTACCTGAACCTGTAGCTACTGATGTACCATCAAGATATAATACTTGTGCTGAAGAAGTTGTTGTTAATGCCAAATGATGCCACGCTCCATCATCTACACTACCATCAACAGAAATAAAATCATGTCCTGCTCCACTCCAAATAATTGCACCTACATAACCTGCTGTCTCAGAAGAATCATTACTATTTACCTGTATTGTTAAATTTGTTGAACCTGCACCTTTTTGATTTTGTATTAAATACCCACGAGAAGTGCCATCTACTTTAAACCAACAGGATAATGTTACATTAGTTCCTGTAACTAAAACATTAGACGCACCACAATCTAAATAATCTCCATTACCATCGAAATTGAAGGAAAAGTCGTTAGGGAAACCAGTTAGTGGCTGACCTGATAACAGGTTGCCAAGACCGAGTCCCATGCCTAAACGCATATTAGTACAATAAAGTTATTTGTCCTGCAGATAATGCAGCACTAGAGGAATTGGTAATATTTATGATCGCAAAAGGGTAAGTAAGTCCTTCCTTCAAATCCATTGTAACTGAGGCAGAATCGCCTTGAAATGTAACTTCGTATGTTGCATCTTCATTACAATGTATTGCTCTTGTAACATCAAAAGCATTTGTATCTGCAGCTCTCTCTGTTGCTGTTACTGCAGGGGAAGCACTTCTCTGAACTGAAAAGTCTCTGTAAGTATTTGTGTTTGCCATGATTTCTCCTTTGGTTTGTGGAAGGTTCTAAGGTACTGGCAATACCGTGAACGAACCATAATTGTAAGGAATTTAGTAATGATTATTGTTATGGTACAAGGGAGAGGGTGTGGTATTTACTGATTTGCTTTGATTAGGGCATTTTGTTTTGCTTCATATCTTTTTAATACTTCATTATGATTTACATCCTCGATGGTTAATGGATTTGTTGGATTGTTTTTATTCCAAAGCCTAATCCTTCTTTTAGCATCATTTACCTTTTTATCAAGAATTAAATCTAAAATTGCAGTACGCTCTAAACCTCTAAATCTTCTTTGTCTTTGAGTTTCCTGCTGTTTGGTTAAGAATTGTTTACCAACATATCTTGAAATACCTCCAAACAAACCCATGTAATCATCTAAGTTTCTTCTAACTGCTAAAGTAAAATTGTCATACTTTTCCGCATCTTTTAAAACATTTTCTGTCGCACTAAATACATCTACTAAATCTTGCGCACCAACTGGAGTAATAGTAAATAATGCTTTATCAGGTAATTGACTTAATTTTTCTGCTTCCATAAAGTCACTAATAATACCAAATGAACCTACTGCTGCTATGTTATTTAAGAACCTGTCTATTGTTAAAAGATCTTCTTTTCTGTAGTATTCTTCTCCTGTAGCTATGCTTTTAATTTTATTCTTTGCCCAGATAACAAACTCACCACCCAATGCACCACCTGCCATAATTCTTAATATAGGCATATAGTTGCCATTTTTGATTTCAGTTTTAAGCATATCTTTAATCATAGTCGCTTGCCTAACACCAAAGCGTTTAAATAAAAATAGTGGTCTCCATTTAGGGTCATTAAATATTTTAGGATCTCTTAATACATTTTTTTGTAACTGACTATCTACTGCAAAACGATACATCTTTTTTGCAAGTAAATCATCTGTAAGTTTACTTTTATAGTTAATACCAAAAGATTTTAATGTCTTTCTGGCCCAATTAGCCTTTATACTATTGCTATTTGCAGCCTTCATTAAATCTTTAGCACCAACCTTAAATGTATTAGCTGCTAGATATAGATTAAATTTATTTGCTTGTTCAAACCCAAGTTTAGTAGCGTATTTAGAAAATTTACCCATTATACCTGTAGGCTCAACACCAGACAAAGCATTAATCATAGAATCTTTTAAAATACCTGTAGAGCGAGCAAATTGTCTTGACTGAGGATTTAATAAGTCTACACCTGCTCTAATGGTTCTAAAAACACCCCATTGTGGCATTGTAGACACTAAAGTCTGAGTAAGGTTTGGTATTGTAGCAGTACCTAAACCAATCTTAGAACCTACTTCAAATCCGTAATAAGCGTTTAAAGCATCTCTGGCACTACCTGTATATCCTTTTACTCTTTCGGCATTTCCTATGTACATATCTAATACCTCATGCAATAGCTTTGATTCATCGGTATTTTTGCGACCTACTTTTTCTATAGCTCTTATTGCTTTATTACCATCTGCACCAAATTGTTTTGCTAGTGCAAGTCTTTTAGACATTGTATCTAAATAGTAAGGCAATACTTTTCTAGCATCTTTTTCAAATATTGTTGCAGGTAAATCTAGTTTTCTAGCTTTTTCAAAACTAGACTCAGGAAATAATTGATTAGACACATCTTTTTGTAATCTTTGTAAAGCCTTACTGTAGGAATCAGCTTGCTTTGTTTTAATAAGATGATTAATTAAATCTAAAGTTTCCTTACTTCTGTCTTTTAAGTATGTTGCAATAATAGCATCAGATTGATTACCAGAATTAATCATCATTTTTTGTACTTCAGATAAATCATCAAATACTTTTTCAGCAACTTCTTTTTTCCATACTCTTGGAAAGTAATTTTCGATATAACCGATCTTTACTCCATTCTTACGAAGTTGTGAAATAATATCATCTAAAATAGCTTTTACTTCTGGAGCTTTACCTGCTTCTAATGCTTTAGACAGTTGTAATCCTTGTACTTCTGTAAATTTATCAAAACCAATTTTATTTAATCTTTCACTGTATTTACCAAATAATGTATGCCATTCCTCATCTGCTTTTTCTATCTTCCTAAATAATACTTTACTCTCAGGTTGTGAAACCCTATTTCTTACTTGCTTAACTCCTTCTATTGTTTTAGAAAACTTTCCATACTTAGTCTGTACATCTTTTATTCCTTCTGGGGCCATTCGAGGCTTACCTACAGATTGCATATCAACTAAAGGTCTATTTAAAGCCTCACGATAAAGCAAATCAATTTCTTTAGGAGTTAAATCCTTCATTGTTCTTTTAGTTTTAAAAATATCAAAGATAGGAAACCCTGAATACAGTTTAATCTCACCAGTTTCTCTGAGTTCTTGCTTTAACTTTTTTAATTGATTTAGTGAATTTTCATAAGCAAATCTTTGTTGTTGAGTAAGATTTGAATTTTCAAGAATAGTATTTGTTTCCTTTACCGAAGTATCTAATCGCTTATATTCATTTGATGCTTGATTTGCTTTTTCAACTTGTTTACCTGTAGGATTAGCAGATTTTTGAACTTGCTTCAATTCAAAAGATAATTGATCTGCAGGTGTAAGTTTAATTTCACCTTTAGGCGATATAGGCTGTAAAGGTTCTAATTGGTCTGTAGTAAATATTCTTTCACCTTTTAATTTTCTTGAGCCTTTAGCTGTAGGTATTGTTGTGTCTATAAATACCTTTACTTTTCCATCGGGTCTAAATTCACGAATAATAGCAGTGTTGCCTGCATATTTACCAATACCCTTAATACGAACTGAAGCACCTCTTTCAAATCCTGTAGTAGTCCTTGCAGGAGGTAATTTCATTGGTTCACCAAAAGGCATCACTCTAGGGTCATATGACTGACCTACTGGTCTAGCAAGCCTAATGGACTCAGCTTTTTCTGGTAGTAGTAATAAAGGCTTATCTCTTAAATTCTTAGGTAATTTTTCTTTTGCATTTAAAATATTAAATTGTAATTGTTTTGATATACGCTGTGCTTCTTTTTTACCCAAACTAGGATAAATCTCTGTAAGTAAATCTTCTGTGCTACCTCTAAAACCTTTTTTATTAGGACTAGGATTAAATAAAGAATGTAGTCCCATAAGAGCAATAGAGTTAATAGCTTTTTCTTCAAATGTATCTCCACCCATTTCCCATCCAAGAATACCTACTGCTGTTGTTCCTAACTTTTTACCATATTTAGGAATATGACTCAATGCTCCTGCACCACTAAATGCTAAAGCAGTAATAGAATTTTCTAGTCCTAAGTTCAATCTATCTTCTAATGTTTTTATATCAGGTCTATTATAGACTTGACCATGTACATTAAATGATAACAAGTCTCTTGCAGAATTAAATGCAAGTTTCTTTGCTGTTTTATTACCTGCTAGTGTCCTATTGACCCATTCAGCAACTCTTGGAAGTTTCTTACCTGTATAGCTAATTACTTTAGAAGCACCTGCTCCAGTAGTACCTAAAGAAAGTATAGTACCACCGATTGCACCTGCTACATCTGAAAGAGTTTCACCGATTGTTTCAGGCTCATCTAAACCTATTTCGGGATAACCTGCGAATGTTTCTCTAATTAAATTAGCTCTAAATCGATATGTTTTATCTCTTGGGTCTGTAGAAAATACAGGTTCTGATGAGACACCCTTTGCTATTGCTTCTGCTTGTGGGTCTACTTCTACGGACATCTTTGCTGATTTTGCAACAGACTCAGGTTGAGCAGTAACAGCTTTAGGTTTTTCTTCTAATACTTCACCTATATCTTTTGGCTTCGGTGGCTCAGTAAGTTTCATTTGAGGTTGCCCACCAAGTACAGCGTTAGGATACCTTTTAATAAATGAATCTTTTAAAGATGTTGGTATAGAATATTTCTTACCATCTACATCATAGTCAATACCAGGAACAGCATTAGGATTTGCTTTAAGAAAAGCATCTCTTACATCATCTGGTATGTTGTATTTTTTATTACCTACAAAAAATTTCTGAGACATACTATTTAGTTTCTAAAAATTGAGAAAAATCATCATTTTCTAATTCTGTACTAGAAGTATCGTTTAATATTGTATTCCTTAAAGTATCTAATGATTCTATTGATTCCATGTAAAGTTTTGTTGCTTTATTTAAATTCTCTTGATCTTCTTCTGTAAATACACCAAAACCAATTTCTGCATTTTTTCTTTTATCTTGTAATTGCTCTACTCTTTTTCCTAAATCAATTTTTTTATCTGAAGCAACTTTTATTTGCCTAGTCTCACCAACAGTTAAGCCGCCTTTATCTACAGCATCAATGATAGGTGTGGTCTTAGTTTTACCACCCTGCCTTGAAACTTCAACATACCCAGTAGAAGGTGATCCGATAATTCTAGGTTCAGTAGCACCTAATAAGCGATTACTTAAACCTGGACTTTTACCATCTAAAAAAGAAACAAAGTTATCTCTTGATTTTATATCGCCTCTACGAATCATAAACTGAGCTTCTTGAGCTGCTTCATATTCTTTACCTTCTAATCCCGCTAAATTAATTAACTGAGGTAAGCCTTTAGTAAAATCTTCAAACTCTTTCTTTTTATTAAGCCTATCCTGCAAACTAAGTTCTGCACCTCTTTGTAATCCTGCACTTACACCTTGAGCAAAGCCACCTGCAATAGCTTGACCTAATGATGGTCTTTTCTTTGTTTTAAATTTAAAAGCCATTATTTCACTGCCTTTCCGTAGTAAACATGTTTAATACCATCTATCTCAACTACTGCTTCATTATTGACCTTTTCAACATCTTGGGCCATTAAACCAATCTGAGGTGTTTTATTACCTTTGTAGTTAAATAGATATACAGGTAAGCCATTATCTAATGAACCAACCTGACTGATGTTTTCTTTGATTCTTATGTCACTACCTAAAGCATAAGCTGTTAAAGCACTACCTGCTCCTTGTGCAGCAGATCCTAATACACTTTCCCACCATTCTGGGCCACTATCTATCCCTGCTTGTATTTGCGCCCTAGAAGTTTCTTCTCCCATAATAGCTCTTGACATTTGATCTTGTATTTGCTGTTGAGTTTGTTGTAAGCCTGCCATTGTATTAGCTTGTCCTAATGCTAATCTTGGAACTTGTTGTAATTGTTGTGCAGTTTGAGCTTCAATACCAGTAAGTCTATCTAACAAACTTCTTTCTGCTCTTTCTTGGATACCTGGAGTTAATGCTTCTAATGTTTGAGCTTCACCACCTGAGCCTAATATTGAGCGTTCTAATTGACTTAATAATTGACCTTGCTGTCTAGCACCAACTTTTTCAGCTATATCTTTTTGAGCTGCACTAGACCTTTGAATAAGACTTTCAAGTTCTCCAAGTTGTTCTTCGGTCTTAGCTTCTGTTTCTTCAAGCTGTGCCATTCTACGAGATTCTTCAGAGGCAGTTCTAGCTTCTTCCAAACTTTCATACGACTTACCATCTGCTGTTGTATAAAGACCAGTTTCAGGGTTATAAGTAGCTTCGTCACCTGCAAGAGATATTTTATTTTGCAATGATTGTATATAGTTACTTGCGTTAGCATTTGCATTTTTTATTCTTCTATTTTGAGTTACACCTTCACCTTCAAACGCTTTATAACTCCAACTTTTTAATACCTTACCTGTTTCATTATCAATGACCTGTATTCTTTTTGAAGGGCCATGATTATTTATGCTATATCTATCCATTTTACAAATCCTTTGCTTTTTTAATTTCTGAGAAATGCCACTCTTCGTTTAGCTTTACTGCTAAGTAAAACTTCCCTTCTTTAGTGCATATTCCAATATCTGTGTCTTTACCTTCTTGAGGACTAAAAAATCCTTGCTTAAGGTTAAAAATCTTATCTTGCTTACCATCAGTAAGTGTTTCAATGGTTTCTTCCATTATGGATTACCCCCCTCTATATCATAGTCAATGTCAATACCATCGATACGAACATTGCTTTCTACTCCATATATTTCAATCTCAATGCTTTTACCTAGTTCATTAATAATAGTAGAATGTGTTTGCAATGTAGTATGTTCAACCATTTCTTGAGTTATAGATGCTGTATCACTGCCATCTATATACACCTTATAAGACATGGCAGTTCCAGTGCCACTACCTTTATAAGTGATATGTAGTTTTGTAAATCGTTTAAATTGATCTGGTACTCCAAAGTCAAACCTTTTTGTTTTAAGTAACATTGTAGAGGTTGCATCATTTGTAGTGCTACTAAATACATTTGTCACCTTAGTAGTGCCAGTATTAAATGTTTGCAATTCTTGATTATCTGACAATACAAATTGACTTTGAAAAGTACCTGTAAAATCATCAAACTTTGACCAAGACTGAGTATCAAAGTTATAAACATACATTATCGTAGAATCAAAATCATAATTAACAACTAATGTGTTAATATTACCATGATACCCTAATGATAAAGCACCTTCGTTTACATTTAAAGTTAATCCTTGATATGTATCTCTTATTAGTAAGGATACTTCTGATATTTCTGTACCACGCATTAGACTTACTTGCCTATTATCAGCAAAGCAAATACCATAAGGTGTATCTACCACTGCGTGTTTATGTAAACATCCAATACCTGCTATATGCTTTTCTAAAATAAAGTTTACTGATTGTGCGCTTTGTATTCTGTAAACATATATGTTTCTTGTTTTAAATACATATAGTCTATTCTGTGCAGAATGTAAAGCAGTTATTTCATCCCCATCATTCTTACCAACATCAAGAAACTTTGTTCCCACCACGGCCTCATCGAGCTTAAAGTTATCAGTAAAGACAATGCGATTCTTTTCACGAATTGTTTGATCATTCTCGTCCTTAAAATCTATATTTGCGTAAAACGCTTTGTTACCAACTACTGCTGCTGTATTCCACTTAATTGGTTTTAATCTAGTTTCTGCAGCTCTACCTGTAAGTGAGTTGTAGGTGGCAAGTTTTAATCCATCGTTTGGTAAATACCAAGTAGCTACCTTATCTGTAGAAACAGTGCATACAAAAGCATCCTTTCCACTCCAATCATAATCAGTCGCTAACTGCGCAAAACCTTCTCCCTGCCAGTTTCCCCAAATTACTGCTATGCCTGAAGTAGGGCCTGTAGTTAAGGTAGTTGTAGAAATTGATTTAATGTTTGCAATCCAAGTAGTTGGCTTTTCTAATTCTGCAGAAAATAGTGCTACAGTATTAGATGATAAAGCATCTGCAACTATAATTGCTTTGTCTGCAGCAAAACTAGAAGCATTAGACCAATTAGTAGCTCCTTTAAATGTTGTTGAGCTATAATCACTAGCTGTAGTGCTTAAATTATGTACATCATCGCTTGCCGCACCATAAGGCTCTATACAAGGAATCCAATTACCATTGTTTGATGTAGCAGTAATACTACCACGAATAATTGAATCTGTTGCTGAATTTTTAGCTCTTGGGTCATCTGAAAAACCATCTTGAACATCATAAGTAGTTACTAAATACCAATCAACATCATCTACGGGTTGCCAATATAAGTTAATACCTGTAATTCTTTTATTCCAACGAGCAAGGTCTGTACCTGTATCAACAACTAATTGAATACCAGGACAACGATTAGCTTGAACAGCATTTTGTGAAAAAACTCCTATATCACCATGAGTATCTCTACCTAATTCACTTTCCTGTACATAATCATAAATAAATGTAACTGTGTATTTATCCTTACTATTAAATGTATTTGCAGCAGCATCATCAATTAATTTAAAAGCATCATCAGTTGGAAAATAAACAAAGATACCTACTTCATTCGCTGCATCGATTGCATTTTCCTGATCAAAAGCGTACTGTAATGGAACTACAGTTGGAGGTGTTAATTCTGTATCTTCTAATGTCCAAGCATTGACTGCTGCGGCCATCGGTGGTGTTCTAAATCTGTAATGAGTTAAAGGAGTAATATCTTGTCCAAAAACACTTCTTTTAATATGTCCATACCATTTAGGATCATTGGAAAAAGAACCGTCACTAATTCTTAATATTTGATTATGTACTAAAAGGTCGTGACTAGGAAATTCTTTTATAGATATATCATCAATTCTGTAACTTGAATATGTCGATGAAGTAACTGAATAAAATGCAATCCCACCATTACTTTCTTTTGGTGAAAAATATAAATTATGTGTAGTTGCTGTAAGTCTAGTTGTATCAATATATGTTTCACTTAAATCTGCGCTCTGTATCTTTATATCTGCTTTTCCTCCACCTTCGATATTAGATAATGTAAATTGTAATCGATAAATTTTATTCTTCTCTAGCTTACCTGCCATACTAGCATTAGTTTGAGATAATGCACCTTCACCAGAGCTTAATGTATAAGAAACATGAGCAGGAACTGATGGAGGTTCACCTGCATTAAAGGCCCAACCTGTGCCAAATGTCCAAGAGCTACTAGAAGATAACGCACCATTTGTTATCATCTCACTACCATAAGTAGAATAAGTATTTACTGTGGCCCATGAACCTGAAGTACCATCAGCAACATCAACTCTATAAACCTTATCTGCATTAGCAATTACCCACCACTCAGTACTTCTATTGTTACTGCTTCCATCTTTTTCAGTACGATAGCGTATGAACTCAGAATTAATTTGTTCAGTACCTGACAAGGCACTGGATTGATTAGTATTTGAACCTTTCTTTGTAATGCTACCTCTTTTGGTATTAATAGCATTCTCAAAATCTTGGAACTGATTATCTGATATATCTAATTCAGATTGGTAGCTAACTAATCCACCTGAAAAATCTCTTATACTTTTTCTAGCCATTAAAAGTCATTATAAGGAACAGTTAGGATTGTACTACCATCTCTTGATTGTCTTTCAAGAATAACTCGTTGCTTTTGTTCTAACCATTCGTTTTTAAAATATGAAATTAAATTTAGGTCTCTAAGTCTCTCTGAGACTCTCCAACAAGGATAGTAAATAAGTATGCGTTGATAACGGTCATCTATTTCAAACTCACTAAACGCTACAGTATCTGCACCCCCTGAAGTAGAAGCAATACTTGTAGTAAAGTGCGTTGCACTTGTAATACTCTTTACAACAGTTCCTACTGAAAATTTTGATCCAGACATTTTCATTCCAATACTTAAATCAGCTGTTGAAGTCATAGAAGATGTTGTAGAGACAGCTGCTGTGATTGCTTCTATAAGCATCTTATGCGGTAATCGATAATAATAAACTTTTATCTCTTTCACTTCAGTCGGAGTAGGAAATATACCTAACTTATCTTCATGGATATAAAAAGCCTTATCTGTTGTAATATTACTCATCGAAGAATCATCAGCAATGTCACTGATTTCATTAATACCAATTCTTTGACAAATGCTTCCATC